AATTTGACAGACAATCTAACGCACTCCACATGACCCATCCCTTCCAGCTTGTCACCGCACAAGTCTGCTAAAGAGCCAGAAAAGGCTAAGTTCCCACCGCCCGCCGGCGGCATAAGCTTGCGGTTGTATATAAAATTGTAAGGAGTAGAAACAGGTAAACCAGACTCGCTAGGAGCAGTCCCGAGGTCTCGAGACACAGTTTCATCGCGTATTTGTGCCATAAAGGTATTCAAGCCAAGCATGCTTAATGCTCATACAGTGGTTCTATATATTCTCTACGTAAATCTCCAACGAATTCTGTGATAGAATGATCGTCTCCAGAACCTTTCAAACTGGTCAACATGTCATATGCTCCAGACACTACGGAAACCACCTCAGCCTCATCTCGGTAAATCACCTCCTCGTGACGCAAAGCTCCCCAATCTAAGTGATGAAATTTTCCCGTCCACCTTTTGGTATGGAAAAAAATATCTGACAGAACCTTTAGGCACTCAAGATCATCTTCACTCAGAACATTATAAGCAGAATCCTTCAAAACGTAGGCAGTGGCGAAATGGATGAAGTATCCATCCAAAACGTTGCTAGAGTTTCCCCTTTCAATTTGGCCGAGTAAACGGCATAAGAGAATTCGGGGATCTTTATAAACTAGCCCATTGACTACATTAAATGAACAGAAACTACCTTTTGACGATCGGGACCTCTTCTCCACACATGTGTCGTAAGATTCAAAAGCGCCCCATTCAGGTCTGATCGCTCGCTCATGCATCCTCAACAGATCATCTCCAGCAGCCATCATTGGATCTCCCGGCAAAATATGGAATTTACTTACCTCCCTAGCTACCTCAAAAGCCGTGTTTATGAGAAACGTAAAGATCTCACCACTCAAAGTCATCAAACCTATGTGTAAGGATCTCGTTTGGCAGTCAAATTTGTCCTCAAGATAGTCATCCACTAGAGATTGATCGAAGCCCAAATATTGCATGAACTTTGCGAAGAAATATACGGCTCCACCCCGCACAGATTGGTCGAATTTTGTCATGTCCAACTCCTCGTACCCTATTTTGGGATCATGAATTGCAACCCAATCAACAAGATCTTGCTGACTACGCTTGGCATGGATATAGAAATTCGAGGGACACAGATTCATCCACTTTTTCAACATAAGAATGCCCACAGGTCCAAATTTGAACAAGTAATCATCACTCCTTGTGAAAATAGCTTGTAGTGCCTTTGCCATTTCTGGCTCTCGAGATTTCAATTTCCATTGTTGTTTCCCACCTATATGCGAGCCAAATTCAGGTTCAGATCTTGGTAAGCTCATCTTCTTCATAGCTTCTGATCGATGAGAACGTCTCTCCTCAAATTCCGCGACGGCCAACTCCATTTCCAAATTCGTAACTTTCGGCATAGAGTCAGGAAAGCGCATGTAATCCTTGAAATTCTTCCAAAGAAATTCGCCATACTCAGCGTTCGCATGATAATCTCGAAGATTTTCGAGATAAGTTGCTCTGCGGACCCGAGTGGCTAACATGGCACTAAAAGACACTAGATCTTTGGGTGTCTGATTTGCACCAAATAAGAAATATTTTGGAACAAATTTCAAAGGATTTTGACGGTCTGTAAGAGAACTCAAATACTTGTTCACATCCATGCTTCTGGAGCGTTTACCACCTCGAAATCGAGACATCAAACCACGTCGAACTTCCCCCGCATCAATTCTGTGCTTTACGGTATCTAAGAATTGCTCCGACCAAAGTTTCCCATCCGTTAACTCTCTGAAATGTTCATGAACTATTTGCGAGTGAATGCTCTCTTTAACTGACTCTATATTGACAGGTGCCAAGTGAGTCCTAGCATTGTATTCTCTGCAAACGCTTTCACGAAACAATTCTAAACGTTCCCCAGGTTCCTCAACATTACTAAGATTGG